AAATGGGTAATGTCGTTTGATTTGAACTCACTGTATCCCCATCTAATTATGCAGTACAACATATCCCCAGAGACACTCATTCCGAGTAAACCTGTGAAGGGGTTAGTGGATAAGCTGCTTGAAGGTAAAGCAGGCAACCCAACCGAACATTGTATGACACCAAATGGTGCGTTCTTTCGTAAAGACAAACGTGGGTTTCTTCCAGAACTAATGGAAACCATGTATAATGACCGCACCAAATACAAGAAACTTATGCTCCAAGCATCACAGGAGTATGAAAACACCAAGAACCCAAGACTGTTGAAAGACATATCCAAGTATAACAATATTCAGATGGCTAAAAAGATATCTCTGAACTCAGCTTATGGTGCAATCGGAAATAATTATTTCCGATACTATGATTTGATGATTGCATCTGCAATTACTACATCAGGTCAACTATCTATTCGGTGGATTGAGAAATCCCTTAATATCTATTTGAACAAGCTATTGGAGACAAAAAATGAAGACTATGTTATTGCTTCGGATACAGACTCAGTGTACATTACTTTTGACCGATTGGTTAATAAGCTGTTTGGCGACAGAAAAGAGACTAGCACAATCGTCAACTTCTTGGACAAGATTGCAAAAGAGAAGTTGGAATCATTTATTGAAGACAGTTATAAAGCTCTTGCTAAGGTAACAAACGCATACGAACAAAAGATGGTTATGTCTCGCGAGGTTATTGCAGACAAGGGTATCTGGACTGCAAAGAAACGATACATTCTCAATGTCCACGATAGTGAGGGGGTGCGATACAACGAACCTAAACTCAAGATCATGGGTATCGAAGCAGTCAAATCATCTACGCCAAAGGTATGTCGTAACAAGATTAAAGAAGCACTCAAGATCATAATAAACGAAGATAGCAAAGTGCTAAATACATTCATACAAGACTTTCGGAGTGACTTTATGAAACTAGACCCAGAGCAGATTGCGTATCCACGTTCAGTGAATGGGTTGGAGAAGTTCTCATCATCTAATGGTATGTTTGCCAAGGGTGCGCCAATGCATTGTAAAGGAGCAATCCTATACAATCACCTACTCAAGACCAACAAACTAACGAACAAATACCCTCTGATACAAGAGGGGGATAAGATTAAATTCGTGCATCTACGTCAACCAAACGTATATACCGCGAGTGCGTTTTCTTTTATAACTGCATTTCCAAAGGAACTTAACTTAAAGGACAAAATAGACTATGATACACAGTTTACTAAATCATTTGTAGAGCCATTGAAGTTTATATCAGAAAAGATAGATTGGTGGATAGACGATAGTTATGGAGAGCAGGGGACGCTGCAGGGATTTTTCTAAATGAGATACTACAGATATACGCTTGATGATTTGAAACAATCATCAGACAGAAAATTATTTAATTACATATCATTCTTCGCAGGTGGCGGTGGTTCATCTGCTGGATATAAACTTGCGGGCGGTGACTGTAAGTTTGTCAATGAGTTTCAACAGGTCGCGGTGAACACCTATCTGGAGAACTGGCCCAATACACCACATATATGTGGTGATATCAAACAGGTGACAGGCAAACAGATCATGGAGATGACAGGACTGAAGGTAGGAGAGCTGGATATACTAGACGGCAGCCCACCTTGCCCACCATTCTCTATGAGCGGTACTAAACAGAAGGGTTGGAACAAAGAAAAGACTGCGTATGGTATGAAACAAAAGAACATTGAAGACCTGACTTGGGAACAGATACGCATTGCGGCCGAGATGAAACCCAAAGTTATCGTGTGTGAGAACGTCAAAGGGTTGACAATGGACTACGCAAGAGAACATCTAACCAAGATGGTACGAGACTTTGAAGCACTTGGATATACCACAGTATACAAGGTACTGAATGGCATTCATTACGGTGTACCACAGAAACGACAGAGAGTGTTTATCATATCCATACGAAACGATGTGATGGAAAAGATTGATATGCCGTGGATGCTTGCGAGTTCAATCTATCCAGAACCAAGAATAGAAGAAGAGCCTACCATAGAAGAAGCGATAGGTGATTTGCGAAATGATGAGGAGAACATGACAGAGGCTCATGAGCTATGTGAGATTATGAAGAAGGGTGCAAAATACAAGTGGTTGAAACGTCTACCTAAGAACCCTGAGAAAGTGGTATCAGTGGGTGATGATGTGGTCAAGCCGTGGTATGATAAGGTAATTCGACATCGTGCGAAATGGGGTAAGGAACTACCAGAACATAAGAACTCATTCTTCCAATCAAGACGAGTGCCATGGCATCAAGCATCACATACGTTATCTGAACAGGGATTGCAAACCTCTCTTGCGGTGCATCTACACGCATCAGAGGATAGAGTGTTCACTACCAAAGAGAGTAAGCGGTTAATGACACTACCAGAAGACTATATTCTGACAGGTACATTAAACCAACAACTCGCAAGAATTGGACTGATGGTTGCACCTATGTGTATGAAGTATGTCGCAGATAGCATTTACGAAACTGTGTTGAAACCTTATAAGGATTTAAAATAAGATGACTAAATTAATATTAATCATAATATCGATGTTATTAGGAATGAGACTAATAACATTCACTTTAGGTTTAGTGGGGGTCTTGTCATGAAAAAGATGAAGATAATTGCCGGGCCTTGCCAGCACCAAACGCTAGAGCAATCTTTAGAAATAGCGACTGAGTGCAAACGTGTCTGCGATATTCATGGCATAGAGTACATTTTTAAGGCATCATTTGATAAAGCCAACAGAACATCAGTTGACGGTCAGCGTGGTGTTGGTATGAATGATACGATGAGAGCGTTTGGTGTTATAAGAAGAGGCCTTGATGTGAAAACATTAACAGACGTTCACTCTGTCACTGATATTGATGACATCATAACTAAATCTCATCCAGTGGATGTGCTTCAAATTCCAGCGTTTCTGTCGAGACAAACTGACTTGATACAAAGAGCTTGCACAACGAACAAGATAGTCAATATCAAGAAGGGTCAATTTCTAGCTCCGTGGGATATGGAAGGCGTGCTAAGCAAGACTACTGGTGCAAAAGAGATATGGCTAACTGAAAGAGGAACCAGCTTCGGATATAACCGCCTCGTTGTTGACTATACAGGCATGCAGTATATGAAAAAGCACTACCCCGTCCCCATATTCTTTGACGCTACTCACGCTGTACAACAGCCAGGCGGAAATGGTGACTCTAGTGGTGGCAATAGGGATTACGTTACAGGACTTGCTTGCGCCGCCGCTGGTATGGGCATTACTAACTTCTTCCTTGAAGTACATGCTGACCCTGATAATGCTCCTAGTGATGGCCCTAACATGTTAAACCTTAAAGACTTCGCAAGTACTGTGAAACGAGTTGCTTTGATTGTAAAAACTTTGGGTAACGCATGGTGGATATAAACCCTGATCACGGCATGGTAAGTATGAATACAGCGATACTCATACCTGCCCGTATGAAATCATCACGCTTGCCTGGCAAACCACTAATCAAACTAGGAAACAAGTTCATGATTCAACGTGTATACGATGAGTGCGTGAAGAGTGGACTTGACGTATACGTTCTTACTGACAGTGAAAATATTGCGGCACTCTTTGAAGAGAATGCCGTGTCGATAAGTGAAAAGGACTATGCTAATGGTACTGAACGCTGTGCAGATGCGATTCGTCATAAGATGTTTGACCCCTACGACAGCTTTATAAACGTACAGGGTGACATGCCTGACATTTCACAGGACATGATTCAAACAACTTTAAACAAATTGAAGTGGATTGATGACTACAGCGTGACCACAATGTACACTAATATGAAAAGGGACTTGCAAAACGACCCCAATAGTGTTAAAATGATTCTAGATTCGGATAATAGAGCATTGTGGTTTGGTCGAGGTATGAAATATGGAGAGCATCACTTGGGTATCTACGGGTATTCTCGTGATTCTCTCACTCAGTATCCACAGTTGAAAATACCGAAAGAAGAAACTATTGAAGGCCTAGAACAACTACGTTGGTTGAAAGCTGGATATAATATTGGATGCATACACACAGAGTTTGATGGTATTGAGATAAATACATTAAACGATGCAATTGAGTGGAGACGAAAACATGGTCAAGTTCAGAATTTCGAAACCGCACAGTCGAGTGCTGCCATGCATCATTACCTAAGAGGTGATTTACCTAACTAAAGAGGTGGAGTATGACTATAGCAGGAAAGGTGTGGGGACAGACGGAGTTAGTAGAAGCAAACGGAGCGCTTGAGTTTCATAGAATTGACATGAACAAGGGTGGTGTATGTTCAAAACACCGCCACCAATTTAAGTGGAACGGATTTTTTGTAGAGTCTGGTCGATTACTTATTCGTATCTGGCAGAAAGACTATAACCTAGTAGATGAAACCATTCTAGAAGCAGGTGATTACTGTAAGGTGAAGCCGGGTGTATATCATCAGTTTGAATGTCTTGAGAGTGGAGTTGCATTTGAGTTGTATTGGGCAGAGTTCGATCACAATGATATTCAACGTGAATCAGTAGGACATGCATAAATGTGGTATCTACTGTTAACTTTGTATTTACCCTTGCAGGACAAGGAGATTATGTTTAGATTCGATGATTTTCGATCAAAAGCACCTTGTATACTCGCCAAGATAAAGTTAATGGAACATCACGCAAATTTACACAAACAAACAGGACGAAAGTCATTTATTACTAAAATTCAATGCAAGTCTGTTGAATTAGGTGAACATAACAAAGGAGAAACATGGACAGTTACGCAGGATTAATCGCATTTTCAGTAATGCTTGCAAGCATTGGTGTAGTAGGTATCGCAATATCAGGACTTATATGGGTATTGACACAAATCGCTAGTGATGGGGAGAAATAGTAATGAAACAACACGATGACCTTATAAAGAAGGAAATACCAAAGGAACTGATAGACCAATCAGCACACTTTGGAAGTTGTTTACTATTTACAATAATAGGAACAATCCCTATAGTCGGAGCTGTATTTTTAGTGTGGATGTGGGCAACCACTCGTGAGTACTACCAACACAAAAAGGATTACCTAGAACCTCATGAAAACTTCACCAATTTAAATTTCCTGAATCTAGATATGATATGGAGTTGGATAGGAATTGTGAGTGGAGTAGTGCTGAGTGGAGTCATCTGGTATTTTATTTTGACCAAAGTAATTAACTAATGTGGAGTATGAATTGGAAGCCATAGAGAGAAGCGCAAGCAAAGGCATTGAGGAACTGAATAGATTAGAATCAATGTTAGCAAAATTACTAGATCACAGAGAGTATCTAAATGTAAAGAATAAAGATATAATATTCATATCAGCTGATAAGAGAGTGGATAGCAGTGAGGTGGGAGTAAATGAATTAGATATCGAAGCAGTAACATTTGCAATTGATATTATAAGGGAGGTGAATGATGGGTATACAACGGTATGATGTAGACATCTACAATGAGAATCATCTAGTGGAACATGATGCAGGTGATTGGGTAAAGTATGAGGATCATGCAAAACAGATAGAGAAGTTACAATGTGCCGCCCGTGATCTTCTATTTGATGATGATAAAATGGTAGAAGACTATATCACCACACATATTACATGATGAAAAGAATTCTTCTAGCGGTTACATTATACATTCCTATGATTGCAGTTGCAGGAAACCCCTATGTAGAACTCAAGAATGTAGTCCCCTTTAGAGATTCATACTCACAGACAACAACGAGTCACCTACGACTCGGATATAAACTCAAGAACAATCTCTATGTAGAAGGCGGTGTAATGTCTCATGGTACTAGTTACGAAGCAGGATATAAGTTTAGTAGAGGAAACTGGTCGATTAAAGGCAAATGGGAAGGATTGAATTCTAACCAGAGAGATACATTCAATTCAAAGTTACAGACAGAGATACGATTTACATTCGGAGAATGAAAAAAACTATATTCGTAATAGGATCACCACAGCATGCGATAAAGATTGCTGATACATTTGAACATGAAAACGCGCTGATAATAAGCTTATCTTCACTCGACAATACTCCTCACAAAGGAGTATGGTTTACTCATAAAGATATTCTCACACCACATTTTCTGTGTGCATCAATACACCCTTGGCTTGTTCTGATTGACGAGGATAATCCCAATAAACTAATGAAACACATTGCTCCGTATATGGTCAAAGGGGATACTATGATTATTGGAGTCGATACTAAAGGTCTAGAAGTGCCTGATATTCTAGAAGTAAACAGTACGAACACAGAAGGACTTGAATTAACTAAGAAAAGGATAACATTACGTAGCTAATGATAAGTTCTTATCTATTTGTTTCTGAATTATCTTTAAGAGAGGGCCATAGCTTCCCGATGGTGTTGATGGAGTAACCACATTAGGACAGTTTGAATAATTATGCTTCCATATATCGTGTTTATTTGTTCTTATTAGGGTAAAACCATTCTGTTTCATTAACTTCACTATCGCTTTTTTTAATTTCATAATATATTCCTTATTCTTTAAGTATAGGGGTTGGTGTTGTTAAATCAGTAAACTGTAATGGGTGGTTTTAATTAACCAGTATTAATAGTACTATTTGGTAAGCATAAAACTCCGAACAGTAATAGGGATTTCTCAGTTTCAATACACATTATACAATATTTCATGCTATGTTGCACTTGGAGAATCCGAAAGGCTATTATACACCAACAAAACGAGTTAGTTGAGGACAGTATGGTAGGGATATTGGGGATTGCGGAAGAAAAGTGGAGAATAGTGGTAAATAGTGGTATATATTAAAAAGGCTCAAATAAATGTATAATCGTTGTGTAGAGTACGGGTTAAAGTCTACCACTCAACGAGAATTATTTTCGACATACACGAAGGATATACCGAGTATACCACAGATTGAGCTCAATGTCAAGCACTTTATTTTGCAAAAGGGACTTGACAAGCCCTGTTCAACGTGGTATAATGGCTTTGTTGAATAGGATAAGGGATACAGTAATGAATAAAGCAAAATTTGAATTGAGTGTTATAAAGAGTGTTAATAGAGCTCTGCAAGATGCTGGGAACTACCATAAAGATGGTGCGATTAATTGGAACTACGTGGATGCTGATGTATACTTTGATGTATACCCTAAGCCAAGCTTAAATATTGATGTGGATTTATATTACGATGCATTCGATCGCTATGCTGATTTCTTAGAGGAGATAGTATAATGAAAAGATATAATAATCTGATACAGTCTGAAATGAAGAACAAGGTCAACTTCCAGCTATGGCAGCGTGACCATTATCGATACGAGATACGAGTAATAGAACAAGTCTCTGGAAACGGATTGTCTGTTAACCAAGCTAGAGTATCCTACCTAGATGATTTAGATGATATGGATTACGAAGAGGCTATACAATTCTTTAATCAGCAGGTCTACAGCGCTTAATTATGATAGCGTCTATACTTCTCATTACCCTGCTCGGTTGGTGCGCTTACAGACTGCTTAGCGCACCTCTGAAGACGTTATTGTTTGTAGGGAAAGCTGCTGTTATACTGGTGCTAGGAA